ATGACCCTTCTTACTACAGCTCATCACTTCCTCTTCGCCCCGGTGAAGTTGTTCGTATCATGACTTCTGGTATTGAAGGTCAAGTTGTTTCAGTTTCTACTGGAGCTTATCCTTTGACTGCTGTAATTCGTCCTCTTGTTGCAGCTCAAGCTTTTGTTTCAGCAGGTTCCGCCAACCTCCTTGCATCTGATTTCTTGATGCTTCGTGGTGCTGTTAACATCGGTGAAGGCTCTACAGTTCTTAATGGTATGTCTCCAATCTTGGATAAGATTGAGAACACCACTACAGAGCACAGGGACGACTTCACTATCACTGACAGGGCTTCAATTGAGAAGAACGAAGTTGATTTCGGTAACGGAAACTTCTACTACTACTACCTCGCCCAAGACGACATGAACAGGCGTTACATGAACAATGCTTTCTTCAAAATCATGGAAGGTGTTGCTGTAGATAACATTACCGGTACTGTTGGTACAACTGGTGTTATTCCTCGTGTAGCTGCTGGTGGTAGCACTATTCAGTACACTTCTGGCCAGTTTGGTGGTGTTTCTGGAACTGACATGTCTAACATGCAGACAATCACTCGTTCTTTGAACTTCTACGGTGGTTCTGGCGAGTACCATTTCTTGCAAGACATCTATCAGCGTCAAGAGGTAAACAACCTTCTGTTTGGCAAATACAACAACGGTGCCATTTCTTATGGTTCTGTAGGTGGAAGCCAAGAAGCTGCTGCATCTTATGGATTTAGCTCCTTCATGATTGATGGTTATACTTTCCACTTCTTCTTGAACAACATGTTCAGCCCAGAAGCTGTGTACCATATCAATCCGGGTGCTTTGACTCCTGAGAAGCGCAACTACGGTGTATTGATTCCTCAGAAAATCAACAGCGATGCTAAGACTGGTAAGCAGTTCCCTAGCTTCCAAATTGTATTCCAAGAGGTTAACGGACAAAGGATTTTGACAACCGAAACTGGTATGCTTGCTCCACAGAACAAGACCACTACGGCTAACAAGACCTTGTCGATGCTCTCATTTCCTGGCGTACGAGTTTTTGCCGCCAATCAGTATGCAATTGTCGAAGGTATCTGATAATCAATCAGTTACGCATAATAATAAAAGCTCAACCATTAACTTGGTTGGGCTTTTTATTTATAATTTATTTTATACTTTTTATACAATAAGCGTGACTTTTTTATTGCCGAAACAATAGAAGGAGGTTTGCTGTTTATTATTTTTGATAATTCTGTTACCGAACTTGATTCGAATACTTCACCAGAAATAACATCTGTGACAGTCAGCGGTCTTATTTTTTCATTTATATACCTCCTACGAATCTCATCATTAATTCCTTCTGTTACATTTTCTTTATAAATAAATACATAACCCTTTACTGTTTTATTTTTATTGTGAAGAGAGTTTCTAATCAGCATCTTAGTAAGTCCCATTTGTATTGCTGCTTCCATTGCTGATGGGTATTCGGCTATAAATCCGTTTTTGTCATATACCATTACGGCTTTAGCTTGTTCAGCATAATGCTCCCTTAGTTTTAATTTTACTGATTCTGGCCTTTTCACTCCTTTCTTCATTTCCGAAAAGAGCTTCTTGTGCTCTTCATCCCATACATGCCCCGGTCTTCCTTTCATCTTATCCTTTGCCTCCTGCGTATGCTTATAGCCTATAGGACTTCCTGCTTTTCTTGCTATGTTAAATCCATTGTCATCAAATGGCTGAAAAATGTCAAGGTATAGTTGTTCTACCTTCAGCAAGTCTTCCTTCTCGCATGCATGCACAGCGCTGAATGTTAGGTGTTCTATTCCGTACTTATTTGCAAAATTCTTCAGCTTAGGATTGCATCCTTCGTTATGAGTTATTTTCTTCTTGTGAACAGCGTACCTTTGCTTGAATGACGTTGCGCTTCCTATGTATACTCTTGCGTCAATGTCGTTTGTTATAACGTAGATTCCTGTTTTTGACTTAAGGTTGTTTATGTAGTTCATATTGCAAATATACAAACTCCTAGTTAACTAAAGAATTATTTCTTATTTAATTAAATATTTTTAGCTTTGTTAAGCATGACGTGTTTAGTGTTTAATTGTTTAAGGCTGGGTTTCTACCCGGCCTTTTTATATTAAAGTTTGGCACGTTGTTTGCAATAAGTATATTTGTAACAAGTTATTTAACTAAAAACAATAATTATGTCGAAAGCAACATCCGAGTTGGCAAGTACACCAACTCAAGGGACGCAGCCTTCTTTAAGTTTTAAGAAAGCTACTACCAAAAAAACAAAGAAGAAACCAGACATGTACGTATTTAGGCTGGTTTACGAACATCCAAAGATGTATGAGGGTTCTAGCATTTTTCCTCCAAGGTTTACTGTAACTAATCAAGACAATGTTTTGTTTAATTATGGTAGTGAAGATGAGCCAGATTTTAGGCCAAGGCAAATTAGGTACTTGGATGGCTTCCCTACAATCTTTGTAGACGAGCAAGAAGAAAAAAGTAACATTACTGATTCTGTTACCGGAAATCCAAAGAACGTCATCAGCTTTGACAACGGGCACTTAACCGTACCAGCATGGAATAAGCCTTTGTATGACTTTCTTATGGCATCTAACCAATGCGAGCAGAATAAAAATAAACTAAAGCAAGTTAAAAATACATTTAGGCTGCTTGATTTTGCTAACTCTGACGTTGACGTTGTAGAGATTGGCAAGAGAAAAGACTTAGCTTATGACATGGCCCGTAACGCCTCACTTGATGAGATGATTCCACACGCAAAATTCCTAGGTATTTCATTCGTTCACGCATCAACTGGAGAAGAGAGAGATTGGGATGCGGTTCGTGAAGATTATAAATCAAAAGCGCTTGAAAATCCAGAAAACTTCCTTTTATTTGCAAACAACCCAAGAATTAAGACAATCTTCTTGATTGAGAAGGCTCTTGAAAGAGGGGTTATTACAACAAATCTAGTAAAAGGGCAGCTACATTGGTTAAGTTCAAAGCAGCTGATTACTCCGCTGGACACAAGTAAAAATGTAAAAGAAGCTATTGCTGACTTTGCCACAACCGAAGAAGGGGATTCTTTTCTTAGGACACTCAAAGTTCAGTTAAGTCTGTAACGTTCATAAATTTAAGGTTAACGAGGCTGGGTTTCTACCTAGCCTCTTTTTTTTTCTTATATTTGTATAAATTAGCATGCATGAATGTCAATGATGTCTATAGTTTAATGCGATTCATTGCAAGAAAGAATCAGCTGACGAGTTTGTCTCCAGCTGAATTTCAGTATGCGTTTAATGCAGGTAGTAGAAATTATTACGATTTTTTAGTTGGAAGAATAGAGCAATATAGGTACGACAAGCCAACTCCTAGGGTTGGACTTTCGATGACAGACAATGTAGTCAGCAGGCTTTCTCCTTTCATGGTAAGCGCAACTCCTGCCGTAGCTTCTGGTTCTGTTACTAAGCCAGCAGGATTTAATAAGCTACTTTCAATGAACACGCCTACAAACTTTTCAATGAAAAGATTTGAGCAGAACAGGCTTGCTGAAAGATTGCAAGATTCTATAGACCCGGTAAACGAAGCAAATGCATTTTACGTTGAAGAGTCTACTGTATGGAAGGTGTACCCTACAACACTCGCTAGTGTTACAATAAAGTACCTTACCTTGCCTACGGACATCGTATGGGCATTTACCCTTGACGGAAGCGGAAGGCCTGTGTATAACCCCGTAGGAAGCGTTAATCCACAATGGTACGACAACGACATTGATGAGGTTGTTGGCAGGGCACTCAAAATTTTGGGGGTATCGATAAAAGAGGGGGCATTACTTAATTACGGCCAACAGGTCATACAATCTGGAGAATAATGGCAAGTACAACAAGGAAGCAGCTTATTGACAGAATACTCCGATTTTATTTTGATGGAGTTCCTGATGAGGCTGCCACTATTACGGAAAACGAAGTAGACTTATACATAAATGACGCAATAGCTTCAGTTATGAATAAGCAAGCTATGGACGCATATAATATTACAGGTATTATGTCCGTTCCAGAAGGCTATGTAACTACCTATACAATCAGCACTCCTGCCTTAAATGACAGTACAGGATTTTATACGTCTTCAATACCGCATCCGCCAATGGGATTGCCCGGAGATTCTGGAGTTGTTGGAGTATATTTTGGCGGAGGAATGGGACAAAGTAAGCCAGTATTGTATGTAGCTCCACATGAGGTAGATTATTTTATGTTTATGCCAAAACCTCCCCAAGCAGCATTTTATTGGATTGAGGGCTCTACTATTTACTTCTGGGCCAGAACAGACCTGACTAGAACTAATGACACTATTTATATAAGGATGGCGACTAACGTTCAAGGGAATAATGCAACTGTTTTAAACATTCCTCCTGACGCAATTGACTTAGTATTTAGTTCTGTAATCCAGAAGTTGATGCCAAGGAAAGGAATAGTGCAAGATTTGATTAACGATGGAAGCGAAATAGCATAAAAAATAAGCAATGCCAATAGAAAATCAAATAGAAAGAGATGTTAAGCTGTCGGATTGCGTAATGATGTACATTGACGAGAGCAAGCAAACCACTAGAGAATTTAGGAGGTTGTGGGCGTTGGCGTTTCGTGGATTGACTGACATAGGACTTGATGTTTCTTGGACACCTAAAGCAACGCTGATTAACGTTAATGCTAACCTAACTGCTGACGTACCTACAGATTTTATTGACTGGGTAAAGATTGGCGTATTCAATTCACTTGGAGAGGTTGCTACACTTAGGGTTAACGAGCAGCTTACGACATATAGAGACAATGTTTCAACAAGGCTAACCGACATTCAATCTGAAATTGGAGAAGATGCAAGCTACTTGCAGTCGCCATATTGGCCAGAAGGTTGGGATGGTAGTGGTTACGAACATTACTTTGGTGCTGGAAGTGGACTAGTTCAAGCAGGAGAGTGTAAGTTTGACAAAGCTAACAACCTAATTATACTAGACCCGCACTTCGCCTATAGCCAGATTGTCCTTGAATACATCAGCAGTCCTATTATGGATGATGATTATTCCGTTGACTTAAAATGTCAAGAAGCGCTGATTGCTTGGCTGAGGTTTAAGGACATTCAAAGCTTGCCTTCTAACAGGATGGTAAACATCAGCGAAAAGCAGTTTAGACAAAGAGAATATTTCCTTCAAAAGAAACTTGCAAGAAAGAGGGTTAAGCCTTTTAGGACACAAGTTTCTGAACAATATAGTAGAGAATCACAAAGATTAGCGATTAAGGGATAAAACATAAATAATGCCTGTAACTGAAAAACAGTTTTCTGGAGTAATGAACTTGGATGACAATAATGACGTATTGCCATCAGCGCATCATAAAGAAGCGAGGAATATTGTATTTAGGGGAAACGGCAACACTCAAATTGCACAAAGTATTCCGGGCAATAGGCTGATTGCAAATACTCTTCCGGCAGGAACTAACTCTTGTATAGGGCATTATTACGACCAGTTAAACAACAG